AAGTCGTTGTTGGGGACACCCCTGAACAAGTAGGGAGGAGAGGATGAGCGTTGCAATTATCTTGCAAAAGGACTGCGACGTTAAGGATATCATCAAGCGCAGCCCTGTGGCAGCGATCCCGAATGCAGAGCAGATGCTCAAGTCTTGGCTTCGTAGGTCGGAAGAGGTTTGGTTAGGGCTCCATGACGACACAGTCGCGTGCGTATGGGGGCTATCCTCTTCATCGCTTGCCTCTAACCGAGCTTACCTATGGCTCTTAACCACCGACCTAGTCGAGCACCATAAGTTCTCATTCGTCCGACACAGCCAGCTCGTAATTGAGGATGCGCTTAAACGACATGAGATGATAATCGGACACGTTGAGCTACGAAACGGACCAGCCAAGCGTTGGCTGCGCTGGCTAGGCGCGTCAATCGGCCCTCCGGAAGAGACTGGGTACTGCCCATTCGTGATTAGGAGAAAGACATGGACCCAGTAACCTTAGGTATCGTCTCTCTAGCCACGACCGCTATCGGTGGTGGTATCACCGCTTACGGTCAATACCAAGCTGGCCAAGCTCAAAAGGCCTATATGGATTACCAAGCCGGTGTCCAGCAGCAGCTAGCGCAGGTTGCTCGGTTAAAGGCCAACCGCGACATCATGGCCGGTGAGCAGGAAGCGCAGAAGTACGGTATCCAGACCGCACAGCAAGTCGGCGGGATACGTGCTAGAGCGGCCGCCGGTGGGATTGCGGTTGATACAGGCTCAACAGCTGAGATTCAATCCTCCCAGTTAGCCGTTGGTGGGGAAGAGCAAAAGTCAGCAAGGCAAACCGCAGCTGAGCGTGCTTACGGGGAGGATGTTGAGGCTGCTGCTAAGACTGCCTCAGCCGGCGCTATGGAGTTTGCAGGTTCCCAAGCAGAGACCGCTGGTGATATCTCTGCCTTTGGCTCTATCGCCTCCACTGCCGGGAGTGTCTCGGGGAAGTGGCTACAGCTTTCCCAGTACGGCAACCCTCTAGCCCCAACCACTAGTAACAATCCAACACAGATAGGTTCGTATTACTAATGCCACAAGTTCCAGGCTACAACCCAGTCCCACAAGTCCAACCATTCGAGCGACCGGTCCCGCTCCCTGGAGTTGATGCACCTCCAGAGGCGTTTGGGACTGGCATCGCTAGAGCTGTCTCGACCTTTGGTGGGGATGTCGCGAAGGCAGGTGATGAGGTCTTTTCTCGTGCGATGGCACTTCGACAACTCCAGATCGAAGGCAAACTGCGGGATATGACAACCGCCTATTATAACGAGGTCGCACCTGTACAAGAGCAGTTTCTATCTGCTCAAGGAAGTAACGCAGGGCCAGATCAACTACAAGACCACGTTGCTCAAATCGACGCCATTAACAAGAAGTACGCCGGGCAAGCAGAGCAGTACGGTCCTTATGGTCGTAATACCTTCGGCGCTGACTCTGCCGCAGCCACCAGGCAGTTTATGACTAGGGCTATTTCCCACTCCGCTGACCAGACGAGGATTGCACAGGACCAATCAATCGACGCACAAATTGCTACACTTAGACACCAAGCTGGCGGTGCAATGAATGACGTGCAGCTGTCTGCTATAACCGATAAGATAGCAGCGCTTGAAGTTCAGCGTAGTGCGCTGTTTGGATCTTCTCCTGACGTCACTAAAGAAAAGACTTACGCCCAAGTCAGCGGAGCCACTACTGAGAACGTTAAAAGCGCAATCCTAAGAGATCCAGAAAACGGTGCTGCTATTGGACAAAAGGCTCTTGATGGTAAGAACCTCACCTCCGAGGACGCTGACAAAGTAATCAGAGCTGCTCAGGACGCGGTATACAAAACCGGCCCACATCAATACATGAATCGTCTTTACTCCGGGCAAAGCACTGATCTTGGTAGTGGAAAGGTTTCGATTGACCGGCTTGAGAGCGCTATTTGGGCTAACGAGGGTCATGGTCGAGGGCCGATGATTTGGAATCGAAATAGCGCCTATTACGGTCAACGCGCCCTCCCGGGTGGCGTTATGCCAGGCAACCTTCGACCTTGGCTAAAAGAGGCTGGAATGCCTCCGATGACGGAGGAGCAGTACGCTAACGACGTGAACGCTCAGCATCAGTTGATGAGGTTTAAGCTCAACCAATTCCAAGAGCAATATGGCAGCGCTAACGATGCCGCGTCCGTGTGGTTTACTGGGAGGCCAGTAGCGCAAGCTGGGTTAAAAGTCGGTGACGGTTATCACACCAACACATGGTATCTTAGAAACTTCAACGCTGCCCTTGCCAAGTCTGCTAGTCAAACCGACATTGCCAACGCTGCTGGAAGGCATGGCGATTCAATCTCAACTTCAATCACTCCCGACGCTGGAGAGCAGTATCGAGAGTTTGCCACGAGAAAGTGGGATCAGCAGAAGTCGCAGGAGAACTTCAACGAGACTCAGAACCTTCACACTATTGACGGTTCCATTGGCGCGACCAACCCTGATACAGGAAAGCTGCCGGTTACGAGAGAAGAACTGTTCTCGATGAACGCAGCTAATAAGCAGGCGTACGACAGCCTCGATGACCGTACAAAGGAGAAAGTTGATCAGGCCCTTGCTAACAACGCTAGGTTAATCGTTCCTCCATCTCCAGAGCGTGAGAACTTGTTCAGACAAATGGTCGGGAAGTTCCAAGATCCTGAGACTCGTGGGGATGCAATGAACACTGTGATTAGTGGTCTGGACCTAACCGGCCCACAGAAGGACAAGTTAAATCAAATCCGCTCTAGCATTCTTAACAAGAAGGAAGACACTCGAATCGCCCCTGTGATGGGTCAGCTTCAATCTACCTTTGGTCGAGCTATCCCTGATAAATCCAAGAGCCCGACAGCTTGGCAGCAGTTCACTGGCGCTGCTCAGCTTTGGATCGAGGATTACTTCAATCGTAATAAGAAGCCACCTACACCAGATGAGGTCCGTGAGTTTGGTAGGCTTATGATTAAAGACACCAGTGCCTTTGGTGGATACCTCGGAGCGACTCCCGCTTATACCCAATCAGTCCCAAGAGAAGTCCTCGAGTACATGCAACAGAAGTACCCCGGCATGCCGCCTCAAGAGATCCACAACATCTGGTTGGAAACAGAGATGATGAGACAATTCACCGCTCTCCATGAGAAGAAGCAGGAGACTGCTGCGAAATGAATGACCTACCTGATGAAGTAGCGAACCTTTACAACTACCGCGCACAGTCGCGAGTTGGGCTGGGCAATGATGATGATCCCGAGAGCGTGTCTCGGGCGATTCAACTTAGCCGGGCTACCGGCGCTGCACCGGAATATGTCAACAGCGATGTCGAGGGGTTTGATCAGGATAACCGTAGCTATCTTGCTTCCGAGATTGTGAAGAACGATCCATTCCTACAACGCTACGTCAACTCCCACCCACTTGCCGCAGGCGTCTCTAATGACGATTGGGGAACATTAGGCACTATCTCTAAGACACTTCAAAACCTTGGCGGTCCGCGCTTTCAGGCAGCGATGAACGTTCTTCGAAGTGATCGAGATTGGGTAGGTGACGCAGCGACTAGCGCAAGGTCAATCTTCGGTGCAGCGTTTGGTGGGTTTAAGGAAGGGGTTAGTGAGGCTCCGCCTGTCGGTTCGTGGATGCAGGTGGATGACCAAACCCGTAAGCAGAACCCACAGTATGCAGCGTTCATGGATAAGATCGCCAATAATCGGTTGGCTTGGTCTGAGATGTCGTTGGTTGGGTATCCGCTCGATGTGCTTAGAATTGGCACTAGTGGTTTGTCGAGAGCAGCGTTAGAGGGGTCTAGGCAACTATACCTTCAACTCGGCGGTAGTCAGTCCGGCGCTGATCAGTTCGCCCGTGATATTGCTGGGATGGTTGAGACGGAGTTGACTGGTCAGACCGGTCGCGTCCCGTTGCATGAGCCGACCGAGGCTGCGGCGCAGCAAGTCGCTAGGAGCGCTGAGCAAGATAGAATGAAGGCGCAGGTAGCTGAAGCCCTCCGTCTCGCTGAGCCTTACCTTGCCAAGGGCGAAGCTCCGCCTAAAGGCCTCCACCCTTTGATCGACCAAGGCCACGCAATCCAAACTCTAATCGACTACGAGAACCATGAAAATGCAGCAAAGGAAATCCAGAAGTCAGCAACCCTGGAGCGCAACCCGGAGTTCTTCATTGAGAACTTTCTTAAGCAATACCCTGACTCGCATCTTGAACTGGATGGGCCCAAGGTGGCTGAGCTCTATGGTACGAAAGAGCCAGAGGCAGGAGACAACCTCCTCGGTTGGGTCCCAAACATCAAAGACCAACTCCGCAATGCACGCGAAACAGGTTCTGACATCATTGTCCCAAGAAACGAGTGGCTCGCGCGAACCGACGGTGATTTACGAAAGGAGCTTCGTGACTTCACGACCTTCCGACCTGGAGGGATGACGCAGGAGGAGGCGAAGGAGGCGTCGAAGCCGACAGACCTAGCCGATGAAGTACCATCTGGTTGGGGAGCTTCCGGATCGTTAGACCCATCCGAAGTCGAGGGTATGCGTCGCGTTGCTAGAGTTCAGGTTCTTCCTGGGGAGGAGCTACATCGGTTTGGACGGAGCTATGCTGTCACACCGACAACTGAGTGGACGGCGAATGAGCAGAAGATAATTAATGAAGTCAACGCTGAGATCCAAAGGATAGTTCCTGAGGCTCAAATTGCTCCGGTCCGTCAGGTTGGGAGGTTTGTTGGAAGAGAGCAGGTGGCTGAACCTGTTCAAGGAATGTATCACGAGGCTACGGATGCTACCCCAGTCATTATTTGGTCCCTAAATGCAGACACGCCGATTGGTACCGCCCGCCATGAGACTATCCATGCGCTACGCAGGATGGGTTACCTAACTAATAAAGAATGGAGTACTCTTGCGCAGGCTGCGCATGACAATAACTGGGTTGATAAGCATGGTATACGCGATCGGTATGATAATCAGAATATCTGGATCGAGGAGGCAATAGCTGAGGAGTTTAAGGACCGCGGTGCGCAGATATCTCGTCGTTCTGAGGTTAACACGATCTTTGGTAGGATACGGAACTTCCTTCAAAGAGTTAAGGATGCCGTTACCCGCGCACTAGGGTTTGAACCTTCTGAGGGCCAGCTGTTTCGAGAGATATACTCCGGCAAGGTTGGCGAGAGGGAGCCAACTACACCTTTCGGTTCCGGCGGTCAATGGACGCAGCTGTTCGACGAGGCCGACAAGAGAGAGCTATTCACTCCAGAAGCCCTTGGTATGTCGAAGGGTCAATACCGCAAACTCCTTGAGCTAGCGCAGAAGAGACTTGGTGAGGACTTCGGCTACCTTAACGCCAAGAACGAACGCATGGAGCGTCAGCGGCTTTCTACTGAGTGGAAGGAGAATGAGAAGGAGGTTAGGGCTGAGGTTAATGATAAGCTCCTCCATCGTCCTGACCTTGCTGCCGACAGCTTCCTACGCACTGGGGAGTTGTTTGGGCAGAAGTACCGTCGTGCTAGAATAGATGAGTCCTTCCTCACTCCAGAGCAGAAAGCGACCCTTGATCCAGAACATTATGCCCAACGTGGAGTTCATCCAGATCACCTCGCTCGTGCTATCGGTTTCGGTTCAGGGGATGAGATGATTGAAGCCCTTGGCAATCTTGAGCATATGAGGGAGCTGGAAGGGCTAACGCCCAAATCTCACTTCAGCAAGATCCTCAACTCAGAGACGGATCGCCTGATGCGTCAGCGATTCCGCGATCCTGAGCAGGAGTTAATCGATGCAAAGGAGCATATCCTCTCCCCAACGCAAGACCAACTCCTTGATGAGCAGCTGATACAAATCGCAACTGAGCTTAAACGGCAAATCCAATTCAAGAAGGAAGATATTCAAGACGCTGCCCGGCGTTCTCTGTCAACGATGACGACTGGCCAGATCAACTCCACTCGGTTCCTTGAAAAGGTCGGTAGGCTTGGTCGTGCGATTGAGAAGGCGATGACAGATGAAGAGTGGGAAGATGCCTTCGAGATGGCACAGCGCCGACAGATTGAGTTCTGGAAGGCAAAGTATGCTATGGATGCAGAGAAGGATCTCGCTAAGTGGGATCGTTATGCAAAAAGGGTAAGGGCTAGAGATCCCAAGAACATGCCGCTCGACTTCAACAACGCCATTCAAGATGTTATGCAACGTGCTGGAGAGACTGTCAACAGAACACCAGAGGATATTGCCAGAGAATATAAGGGCCTTGGGCATGAAGGGTTGGAGGGGTTTGTAAATCAACATAACCACGGAAAGAGCCTTATCATCGACAACGAGCGCGTCAGCATGCTTCCACAAGACCCTGACATGGCTCTCGAGTCCGAGATGCTGACCGTCTCGCCAATGCTATTCGATCCTAATTGGCGTAAGGACGTGAAGGATATGACTCTTGATGAGTTCACGTCTGTGTTTAACTCTGTCGACAGCCTGTTTGAGAACGCTAAGAGGGAAGGGAGCTATATTCGAAAGGGCGAGAAGTTCGCACTCGACGAGTTCGTTGACCGACTTATAGATCTTTTAAAGGAGTCTAAGGGCGCTGACGTTCACCAATATCCTCTCGGTGAGACCAAAACGCCAGTAATGAAGGCTTACTGGGCGGCGTTGATTCAAATGGAGACTATTTTCAACAGAATTGCTAGGGGAGACTTGGAGAATCCCTGGAATAAATACGTCAACCTTCCGACGATGGAGGCTGGGAATGAATTGGCGAGGTTGGAGCGTGAGACATCAAGAGAATTTGGTGCAGTCCCAGCGTTTCCAAAGAACCTAAACAAGCTGGTTCCCAACCATCTGTTCTTCGACCCACTACAAAAAGGAGGTGAAATCCCTGATCGCCCAGCTACGCTCAACTACAGCCAAGTCCTGGCGATCTTACAGAACGTGGGGAATTATTCTAACTTTGACAAGCTTACTCGGGGGTATGGGATCCCATCTCAGATCGCTAGCCAGTGGAAAACTGGCGGCTATCAAATGGCCATGAACGATCCATTGATGAGTTGGCTATTTCAGCACACTACAAAGCAGGATTGGGATCGGGCACAAGCGATTGGGAAGATCTTCGAGAGGTTGTTTGAGCAGGCTGAGGACAGGTATTATGGGATGGGTGCGCGTCCTGGGGCGAGGATAGAGCTTCGCTCGATTGAGACTCCCTTTGGCATTTATGATGGCTGGTACCATCCCGTCGTTTACGACCCTAATCGTCCAGCTGCGTTTATTAAGGGACCCAACGGCGAGGTGGTTGTCGGTGGATCGAAGAAGCTAGCGAGAAATCCTTTTGAGGATGGTGGGTTTTATAAAACGTCAGTACCGAATGCCTATCAACAGGCGAGGACTGGTTATGCTGCGCCAATCCTTCTATCCTTCGACCCAATCCAATTTAAGATGAAGCAGATCATTAACGACATTGCAATGCGTGAGACGGTTGTTGAGCTCAATAAGGTTTTTGAGCATCCTAAATTCCGCTCAGCGATGACGACGTATTACGGAAAGGAGTACACCGACCTTCTTCGACCATACCTTCGAGACATCGCCGGTCAGCGCCAGTACACCGACACAATCCAGCGCACTGGAGAGTATTGGGCGGAATGGACGTACCAGAACCTTGTCTCCACAATGATCGGCCTTAACCCCGGCACTGTGCTTAAGCACTTTCCAACTGCGTTGATGAACTCGGTCGCACAGGTTGGTGCTGGCCCGTTCTTTAGAGAGTTCTCGATCCTTGCTTACCAAACCCTAACCGGCAGGCAGAATTGGAAGTTCGCTATAGATGCTTCCGCTGAGCTTCAACGTAGGGCTAGGAACTGGTATGAGACGATTGGTGGTGCGCAGTACAATCTCTTTCGTGGTGGCACTACGCCACAGAGCGCTGCGCAGATAGGTGAGTTCGCTGCTAACAAGCTGGAAGGTTTCCGGCAGTTTATGATTAAGTTCGGTGCTACTCCGGTTGCGTTCTCTGATATGCTGTCCGCTGTCGCAAGTTGGCAGGCTGCATATAAAGATGCTGTCCGGGATGGTATGGATCATGGTGAGGCAGTAACCATCGCTGACACCGCAGTTCGTAGAGGGCATGGTTCGACAGCAGTGACTGCTAGGCCGTACATCACCAGAAGTGGCAATCCAATGGTTCGTGCTGCTGCACCGTTCTATACCTTCTTCAACGAAATGTTGCAGCGGCAGTATGACACAGCATGGCGAGCGAAGGATGCAGCCAACTATTACAAGCGTGGTGAGTACGAAAAAGGGAAGGCTATGCTTCCCAAGATCGCGATGGGGATTTGGACTTATTGGGCGTTTCAGGCATTAGTCGAGCAAGCTATATCGCCGATCCAATTCGATGAAGATGAGGGCTATGCAAGTAAAGGGGCAAAGATCTTACTCCACGGAACTGCGTCATCCTGGCCAGGGATTAGGGATCTTACTGAATTTATGCTCACCGGGCGGGATCCGTCTGTCAGCCTCTATGCCGACTACTACAAGTCACTAGAAGGTTTGTACCGTGACATTCAGCGTGGGGAAATGTCTCTTGATGAAGACCACGCTGGCAAGACTATCAAGCACTTTGCAACGGCAATCGGTGCGATTACTGGCTTAATGAACCAACAAGAAGGTCGCTGGGCGCAGTTTGCTCATGACTACTCTATTGGCAAGCAGCAGCCGGAGGGTATTCCTGATTGGTATCGTGCGCTTAGGTTTGGTGACATAACACCCCCAAAGGAATAAGTCAGCTAGCAACCCACTTATTCCCACCGCTATCCCTAATCATCCCTGTCCGGACCATCACTTGCAAAAGCTTATCGAGCTTGTACGTCTCAACAAGCAGCGACGCTTTAAACTCTATCTGCTTCCAACTCTTCGGCCCCTCGCGTTTTAAGTACGCGACTAGCTCATCCATAACCTGTCGGTCCCCAGTGATATATCCGGACGAGAACACCTTTGTCATCTCACGCTCCACTTCTGTAAGCCACCCCTTTGCGCGATCGAAGTCCTCTCCACGCAACGTGTAATCATTCCCCCGATCAGCTGACGATATTATCGACAGCTTATACAAATGCGACTTGCGCCTGTTAAGGTAATCGCCTAGTAGCGGATGTTCTGGTGGCTCTGAGCCATTCCTAAACCATTCCTTTTGTAGGTGGTTGTATTCATCCGTCCAGGACACATTGCCATAAAGTGAAAAGATGATCTGTATGTCGTGGACGAGTGTCGTTGGCAGTTCGTGCTTCCTTTGTTCGAGAGGATTGAAGTCGATATCTTCATCCGAATAGACCATGAACGTCCTGCCAGTAAACCCTTGCGACCATACGTCCTGTTTTAATACCCGCATTAGGTTAGTCGGAGTGGATCCACATAAGATATTCATGTTTGGTTTGTCGATGTCGTGCCTAACATGACCAACTCTTTTGGCTTCTTTGTACCAATTTCCGTCGTAGAACTTGGTAAGAGCCGACACGATGTCAGCGTTATACTCCGGCATGAATGCGGAGAGTTCGTCTTGTGCGACGTAGAGAGGATTATACTCCACCATCTCATTACGCGGCCCCATGAATGGAAGCTTACGTTTACTCTCAGCAAGCACGTCAATAAGAGATGCCCGCGTAACACTTGTTGGCGCGAGATGGAGATCTTTAATCGTCCTAGCGATATCAGTCGCATAATCAATTACCCTGGTTTTCCCCTTACCAGATGGACCAATCAAGATGACATAGGTGTTCGGAAACAGGACCTGTCCTGTCTCAATCCACATCTTTCTTTCTAAAACTGCCCCTACTACACTAATCGCTGTCCATTTTCGAAAGATTTCCGGAGTTGGTAGGAACTTACCCGTATGTTCGATAAAAGTGTCGATCCAAGAGGTTAAGCGACGTTTGCCTGCGCCGTTTATCGCCGGGGTGGTACGTCTTGAGGCCATCTGGATTACTCTCGCTGTATGCTCCCCAATTCCATCCGGTTTTTACTCCATAGGGAATGGTGAACACGCGTCCACCTTTGAGGTCCAAAGGAAATTGAAGTTGCTGCAAAACCAGTCGCACGACGCGATCTTCTTCATGCTCAGGATATTGAATGAGAATGGCGTCATGAATCTGCATGAGAAGCTGACAGGATCTTGCTCGCCACACGTTAAGCATCCCACGGTCAAGGTAGTCAGCAAGGCTAGATTGCGCTTGGTAAGCAAGGCCTTCCCTAAGAGTTGCATTGTCATCTCTCCTCCCAAAGAACCACCGCTTCCGTCCTCGGATGGTGATTAGGTGACCCTTCTTGCGAAGTTCGTTGTCGGTCCACTCATGCCATCGGTGATGGGATGGGAACCGGGCGAAGTACAAGGGCTGGAACTCTTTAACTAGTCCAATCTCAACCTCAGCTTCCTGGGCAAGAGTTGCGGGTTTTCCTCCATAGTTAGAGCCGTGACCAATCTTTTTGCACATGAAGCGTCGATCGTAATGTCGATAATAACGTTGTTCTGCGAGTTTACGGTCTGTTTCAAGGTCGCCTGTCCAAGCGAGGTTTGACCAGACCAGCTTTGCAACGCTAGTGTGCAAGTCGCCAGTCTCACATGCGTCGAGGTATCGTCCGTCATTAAACAGGTTCCACTCTATTGCTCCTACTTCTCTTGACTCTCCTTGCTCAGCGTCGAGGTAAGCGAGCTTGCAACCGCTATCAGCGACGAACATGCTACGCAAAGACTCTTCAATGTTCTGTAAGTTGGTTCCCGTCCCAAATTCTGAGAAGCTTGAGCTAAGACGGCCTGTGTTTGTGCCAGCAATGTTATAAGAGGTTCGTATTCTTCCATCTCTATCTATCTCCGTTTTCAGGACTTGGATTTTCTTCTGTAGATCACGCATTGCGATAATGTGGCCAACGATCGGTTTGGCCACAAAGTAAGAATTAATCCTATCCAGAGCATGCCGATCCACAGATCCCCTAGCTCCGCGAGGTATATTGAGCACGTCAAAAAAGATATAGCGGAGATCCTTGCCGCTCTGCCAGTTCCAGCCCCAAACATCTAGGCCCTCTCCTACGATTTTGTACAGTTGCTGTTCGAGTCGATCTACTGTGTCGGCGTACTCCTCTATGACCTGATCACGCCGGTCGATATCAATCGCAACACCCCTGAGTCGCATCTCAAGTATCGGCCCTTGTAGTTCTCGTTCGAACTCGTACGTCTTTCTAGTATGTTCATCCAACTTCGGAAACATAGTGTCCAAGAGCTCTCTGGTAACACAGCAGTCCAGTCCGTTGTAAACCTGAGATGCTGTCCAGTCGTCCAGATCATCGAGATTGATTTCATGGGTTTTTATGATCCTCATGCATCCTGCTTAATCGTCGTGGTGGATCGCATATGCTTCCACGCGCGTTCCTCTGTGTAGATCGAACCAAGATAACCAAGCCCTTTCAAACTCTCCGGCTGCATCGAATGATGCATCAACATCGTGTCATGTTCTGCTCCTTTCACTTTGATGGCGACTGATCTGTAGAGAAAGGCAATATCGTACAGTCCGTTTTGAAAGACTTTTCTTCTCGAGCTATCTTGAAGAACCTTTCTGACAAATCTCCAAGCCTCGCACTCGTAGTCATGAGTAGACCAATAACTTCTCCCCTTTCCACGTCCGTCATAAAATGGTACAACGAGTGAAATGTCTGGTCGGGGAGAGAAGCCAATAGTTGTAACCTGAGATCCAGACGTCTCAATATCGACAGCAATGATACAGTCAGGTCGGAGAAATCTTCGTTCGAATTCATACAAATCCTCCAGTGTTGGGTCGATCCATATCTCTCGCTCTGGCCAGCGCACTTCCTTAAAGTGCGACTGCCTCTCCGCCTTTTGCAAATCCATTATCACAGTGTGCCTTAAGGAATACTCTCGAGACACTGCGGCTGGATGGTAAGTCGGAAGACATTTGACACCTGCAACAGTGTGAGTTGATACGTCGGTGGCTCCTCGCCATTTGGCAATTCCACTTTTGCCAAGCATAGCCCACATCGCGGTGTTTCCCAGTAGAATACAAACGTTAGGCTTATGGAGGCTAATCTCGCGAGCGAGGCGGCTGAGCTCATCCCCGAATCTTCTATGAACGTATCTCGCTCCATGATGGGCGGGATAACCGGGAATGGCGACAGATATTTCCCCGCAGAACTCATTAAAATCATCTCCCTTTGGGTGGTGGTTGATTACGTTGGTGAGAAAACAAGCAGATCGATCAATGCCTGCGGCTGTTAACAGTTGAGTGAGCAGTTTGCCGGAAGTTCCGACGAATGGGGCTTGAGCGAGTTCCTCTTCTCTGCCCCACGCTTCGCCGATGATGAGGATAGCGGTCATGCTCCTTGATCCGGATTAAAATTCTCTGGGAATTTCCACCACGGCCATGGTTTAGGCTTGGACGGTTTCGGCTTGGGCTTCTTTGCCATCTACTCCTCCTAAGTTAGTGCTAGGTGGGGCGGTCCAACCCCTTCTCTACGCGGGGACCAGTTCCGCGCTAACGTTGGCGCCCTAGCGCACCAGTTCATGTTACCGCCTCGCAACCTTCTTAGCAGGTGGGTTGATAGGCGCAGTTCCGACGACGTTGATGAACGTTCGTCCGTCTTGGCTACGGTGCTTGATGCTCACAATCACTTGAGCATTAACCGCAGCCTCAACCAGCTGCCCAATAGACCGCCCATCATTTTCGAGTTGGACGTCATTGAGCAAGAAGTTCCTCAACATAAACGCCGCATCTGGAGTGTCGTAGAACCGAATACGGATGTTTGCGTCGGACAGCTTCTTCATTGAGCCATCCTTCTTCGTGAGGTACTCTTGGAGCCAGTCCTCGTCGACGTTCTCTAAGGCCTCCGCAGGCGAGGTGAGATACTCGACGTACGGAGTTTCCCTTTGAGAAGATTTGTCACGGACATAGCTCTTGATGGTCGTGACGTAATCCCCTGGAGGTAGCGGCTTTGGCTCCTCGATATCATCGGGGATCATGTCTAGTACGGAAGTGAAGTCAGGCTTTGCCATTTGATGTTTCCTGTGTTAGCGTTTGAATGTGGGTTTGATCACTTGTGGTCTATTTGGTTTCTCCTTCTCTGGTTTCGGGCGTAGAACCTTGAATATCTCTGCCAAGCCGGTTTCGATGTCGTATCTCGGCAGCATCTCGAATGGGTTTGGACTAGCAAGGTCGATTGACGCTGTAGCTGCTGTCTGGATCGTACGCTTACCTCCATTACCTACCTCGCAAAGCGCCACGGTGTTGAAGTACCGTGGGATGACTGGGGATAGAGCCTCGCCGATTGATGTTGGGAAGCCCTTCTTTCTACCATCCTCTAATTCAACATAACGAATGTGGGAGGTGACAATGACATTCGTCTCAAACTCGTCGGACTGAATGATTGCTAGGATCTTCTCAAGGCCGCGCTGTGCGTTACCGTAGGCCGCCCTCTTATCCTTTCCAGACATTGGTTCGACCGCGTTGAACGCTGCGGTGGACATGAAAGTGAAGGAGTCGATCACAAGTATGCAATCCGGCCCCCACTCAGCCGGCGCACCAAGGTCAACGTCGTCGTATTTCCAATGCGTGAGCAGCTTCTGCGCTTCGTAAAAGGCTGTCGGCCTAGTACACTCTGGCCCTGTTGGTGTCATCTTGTAGGTGTCGCGTAGGGTGACGTACTCAACGCTACTAAGTCTTTCAGGATAAAGCCGCTGTACGTGCATCTTTAAGACGTCGAGGCCATTGTCGAAGTCTAAGATGCGGAGGTTAAAGTTCGGGACTAGTGGTGTTAAAGATCCTGTCTTACCGGCCTTGCTGTGGCCGATGTAGAGCATCTTGGTGTATTTATTGGATTGATGTTGAGCTAGGTTGGGCATGTGCTAGTACCTCTGTGTAGATTGATAGTAAGTCTCCGACTGCGACGTCGACTGGGAATGACAGGTCGAAAGTTAT